TTACATAATATAAATTATAAAATACCTTAAATTTTTCAGATCAAACAACCCGCTCACCCTTGTAATCATGGGGCGTATAAATCAAACGGTGTAGGTCTGGATATTTGCCACGATTTATCAAAAAGGAAAAAATTGAAATATTAAAGTTAGACATCTCATTTTTAAAACAAACCGCAACATAGCAAAAATGTTCACGCTTGATTTAACCGGCAAGAATTACGTCGGTACTCCGCGAACTGTAACAACTGCCTACGGCCTGGTAAATTTGAAGTTACAAACCCCGAAAAACAGGCCTTCTGGGTTGACTCGTGAACAGCTAGACACTATAAATGACGAAAGCAACTTTGCATGTATAATGGCTCTCATCTGTATGGGCGTGATTATTTATAGTGTCGCTTTTATCTTGAATTGATACAAACGCAACAAAATACTAACACAAACTCTATTTAATAAAATTTTTCAAACATTTGCCATCCTCTACGAAATACTGCCATCCGTAATCTTCCCATATGTTTAAAACACGCTCGATATTTTCAAATATTTTTTTAGGAATGCGTCTATATTTTTCAATTAAATAAAATTCGTTTTTATCATCTGTTGTATCTGTCCACAATTCATTATTTTCTTTTTGTATAATCTCTGATATAATTTTTTCAACAAATTCCTCATTTTCCAATAAACCCCTGTACATAGTTATCATTGCTACGTGTTTTGAATATTTTTGTATTATGTCGGCTTTATCACTCGGCGTTTTATCAAATGGGAGTTTAAAATAATTCATTAATGAATATGATTGACACAAATTATCATTAATATCAACATTTATATTTTGGTATCCTTCGTCAACGCTACAAACAAGTCGTTTTGCCGTTTTGCCGGGCTGATAAATATGATGAGCAGAGTATTCAAATGTCTCATCGGCATCCAAAACAACCAACTTGCCCTTTATATTTATTTGACTTCCTATTTCCTGAATGATTTCGCGTACCGATATATCACCAAATATCTGATTTATATATGACATATGGGCACGACTAAATATTACTAATTTGGCGTTTGTACAGTGACCTGATTCCAACTTTTCTATATGATACATAATCTACTTAATGCGGTTTTTAATTATTATTTTAATTAATAAGATATAACAACAATCCGGGTGAGCAATGTTTTTCGGTTTAATAAAAAAAATTTCCAACTTATATTTTGTAGTTTTTTAAATATAGATTACAAAATGCCTTAATTTTTTAAGATCAAATAATCCATACCTTCAGTGTGACCCTTGTACCGTGAAGTGCCGAACTTAAGTACACTCCCTTTAACAGGGGTGTACTTAACTTGGGTACTGATCGGTAGATAATAGTGTCAATTAGGCCACTCGGGCATAGAAGAAGGAGATATTCTTATTGAGTTTATACCCTAATGAATTAATTATACATGAACATGGCACATTTTTTTTTAAAAAAAAAATGAAAAATAATGCTACTATAATATCAAGTCAAAATGTCAGATTTTTTGCCAGGTTATGTTAATACTTTATGCGACCCTAGATTCGATACCATAAAAAAAAATCTCATAGTCTTTGGGAAGGAAAATGGCAAAATATACTCTACGTTTGATACAAAAGAAGAACTATTTGAAAAGCTAAAAGCACGCAAATCTAGAATGGTTATGATGTGCTATTGTCAAAACATTGAAATGACAAAGGCGGAAAGGGAGTTGGTCTGGGGATACAATGTTATTTATATGGACGAAACAAACAAAAAACGCGTTAGGGAATCTATAGGCCGAACATTGGTACAAATCGCTCCTAGAAAGTATAAATAATGTTACTGCCAAAATCTGTTTAAAACTTAAGCGTGAGTCCTTAAACAAATTTTAGCTAAACCCCAAAGCATTTGTATAAAGTTAGTGCTATTCTAAATAGATTAACTTTTCCAACACAGTAAGTTAATAGTGGTTTTTGTAAAACATTGGATTTTTCCACCAAAAGTTGATTGCTCCCTAATTTTCGACTGAAATAATTAATAAACAATGTTTAAGTGTGATATTTGTTTAAAAACCTTCGACCGCAAATCAGGTTTAGGCCAACATATGAAACTTAAGATTCCTTGTAAACCAGTATGTATGTGTAATCCCGTCTTGCCGTCCGTTACCGATTTTCAGAATACAGCGATTTCTCTTTTCTCTGGATGTGGGGGAGATACATTGGGAATGGAGCGGGCTGGTTTTAAGGTTATAGCTTATTCAGAGCTGAAAGCAACCTTTACAAAATCCCACGACGCCAATTTTAGTGATTCAAAAAAAATAGCCGATCCAAAGGGCGGTTCTGATATAACGAAAATAGAAGATACACAATTCAGTTCTTACAATGGTAAAGCCGATATAATATTTGCCGGATTTCCTTGCCAGGGCTTTTCTCACGCGGGTAAAAAAAAACCAACAGATCCGCGAAATCAGCTTTATAGGCAGTTTATTCGTGCGACAAATCTAGTACGCCCACTCTTTATTATTGGTGAAAACGTCCAGGGGCTTGAACGCATGAAGTCCGGTCCTAACGCAACCGACCCAATGATGATTGAACTAATAAAAGCTGCGTTTGAAGAGATTGGGTACAATCTAACATATAAAGTTCAAGAAGCAACCACATTTGGGGTTCCTCAAAAACGTAAACGCGTAATTATTGTTGGATGGGACACCGCACGCATTAAAAAGTTTAACACGACGCAATTTTGGATAAATCTAAATGCCGAAGCAACAAAACTCACGCCCACTACGATGCGAACTTTTGTGACAAATACAACCGACGGTGCGTATATGATTCCAAAGGCATATGTACCAGAAGACTTTGCTACTTATGCGTTACCAATTTCCCAAGATGCCGTCATAACTGGCACACCGCACCCATATGTAGTTCTTAAGACTAATGCTAATCTATTAAGTTGTACTAAGCGTGATTCGCCAATACATTCGGAAATTATAAATCTGGACGCACCAGCAAAAACTATTATTTGTACATATGACCATCAACCGCGACTTCTTGTTGGTCTTCGCAAGCCTGATGGAACGGCGTACGCACGCATGCTGTTGCCAGACGAGCTTAAACAGATTCAGGGATTTCCTGAAAGTTATAAGCTAGAGGGAAAGCCTAGTGAAAAAATTGTACAAGTTGGAAATGCTGTGCCCCCACCGATGATTCACGCAGTAGCAAATGCTATCAGGTTATCGCAAGTCAATACGAATGTTTGATAAGCCCTGTCCCTTTCCCCATCGCAACATTGCCGTTATAGGAAGTGTGTCGGTTTTAAATAAAATCACAACATCAGATTTTTCACTATCAATGGATACATCTGTAATTTTTGTAACCTGGATTTTCTTATGCCAAGCAAAGTTAAAGTGGCCGTTAAGGTCACCTTGAATTTGTAGCCAGTAGTGCTTTTCCGAAAGCACTTTTTGTGCCAACCCAAGGACTTCGGCTTTTACAGTATTCAAATCCGTCTCATTAATTCTGAATTCTTTTTTCATAATATCACGTTCATCGAAACAACCGCTTTTGCCAGGTCGGAAAAGACAAAGTAGCTCTTTGCCGAAGGGTGTTCCAGGATCACCCTGTTTGAAAGCATCTTTCTTTAGCCAATCTTCTCGTTCAGGTATAGTTTGTTTGATATTATATTTTTTAGAAATATAGCCTGAAGCAATAAAACGCTCATACCAATCATTCGCATAACGAAGGCCAAGTGAATAATGGTTACCAGGTCCATTATAAAACTGAACACCTTGAATCCAGGGTGGCTGTAATGGGTCTATTGGTTTAAATAGGTGGCCACCTTTGTGTTCCACTTGACGCCAACCTTTCCCCAAAATATTAATTTCAAAATCATAATGAAATGAACGGCCACCCGCCTTTTCTGGTTGGCACGCATCAAGCAGTTCCTTATTAAAGGTTTGTTTAAACCCCTCAATAAGGCGTAGTCCCGTGGGCGTTTTATCATGAATGGCTTTTACAATTAGTTTTAGGTCAGCATCCTCATTTTTTTTCGCAACGTTTCTAGTTCGCAAAATTTTAGGAACAGAAGTAGCATCAACTATATTGGATGCTACTTCAACGGCCTTACGTTTGGTATTTTTCGGGATAAAGCAGACTTTATTTAAAATAGTCGCCATATGTAATTTTTTCGATGAATAAAATAACGGTTTTAGTTTCAAATTTTCAATATCTTAACGGTACTCAACGAGTAGTTGTTTAATTTAATACATTTTATTCAACTTATATTTTGTATTTGTACCGTGAAGTACCCAAGTTAAGTACACCCCTCTTAAAACGGGTGTGCTTAACTTCGGTACTTTACAGCTACGACCATACGAAGTTGTACCCCCAAAAGGGTACTTAACTTTGGTACTGGTTGGTAACATAATATAAATATAAAATACCTTGTTTTTTTTTATATTTCAAACAATGCTGTTCGCCATTATAAGTTTATATTTCATATAAATATCATAAAACATTAATTTTTGATAAATAACAAACGATTTATCATAAAATCTCCACGCACTAACAACAAGGCGTGATTTTGAAAAATTAAATATAGGCCTAAAAAGCGTAAAAAAGGCAAAAATTGAAATGCGTGTATGTGCTTTATTAATTTTAAAAAAAAGAAAAATGCAAATCTTTGTGAAGACGCTTACTGGAAAGACGATTACGCTGGATGCCGAGTCATCTGACACGATTGAGCAGGTGAAGGCGAAGATTCAGGACAAGGAGGGTATCCCGCCCGATCAGCAACGCCTTATCTTTGCGGGAAAGCAGTTGGAGGACGGTCGAACCCTTTCAGATTACAACATCCAGAAGGAGAGCACGCTTCACTTGGTGCTTCGCCTTCGGGGTGGCATGCAAATCTTCGTGAAGACGCTTACTGGAAAGACGATTACTCTGGACGCCGAGTCATCTGATACGATTGAGCAGGTGAAGGCGAAGATTCAGGACAAGGAGGGTATTCCGCCTGACCAGCAACGCCTTATCTTTGCAGGCAAGCAGTTGGAGGACGGGCGAACTCTTTCTGATTACAACATCCAGAAGGAAAGCACGCTTCACTTGGTACTTCGTCAGTACGAGAACTTGTAAGTCGACGCCATTTTCATCTATACTGGCTATACCGTTGTATCTTAAATTTTCGCAACGCAAAACTTCGCAAACTCACTAACAGCAAAGATGTTTAATGGTGGAGGATTTTATTAAATTACTAAAAAAAAACAAGGGTAAACAATTGTTATAATTTTTGAACCCTTTTTTTTGAGGGTATATTAGTTTTAAAATGTCAAAAGGTCTGAAAACTATTGTTATTTAATCTTATTGAATGTTATTTAATAATGGAAGATTAATTCCGACACTCTGTTCTTTTTCAATATAAACTTTAGTGTGTTCCATCTCTCCACAAATATCGGGCAAGTCAAACTCAGGGATATTTTTAAATTTTTCATAACAGCTTTGGCGTATATCTCGTGGTATTTTCGTATTACCATCCACAGAAACTTGATTAATATCTTGACGGAGAAATTTCATAAATGTTTTACAGTCTTTTCTAGACCCCCTTGGTATCACAAGTTCCTCTTCTATTTTACGTCTTATGACACCCCAACTATTACTATATTGTCTATGTTCAATTGCTTTTGTTGCGTAAGCCAACTTTTCTTGAAGCATATTTGTTATACTTATACATATTGATAATGAACCAAATGCCCACGAAAGCTGAAATCCATCAATTTCTGTTCCACCTGCAATAACATTAGAAAGCCCACAAATAGCTGTGAGCACGTTTGAGGCTATCATCATGATTTTAGATTTTTTATCATATCGTGCGTAAGCCTCTGTGTGCATCCATTCGAAGCTTTTTGCCTGATCGCACCAACATGCTAACATAGCGTCAATTTCCTTATTCCATAAGAGCTTTCCACCAACCACATCGTCGTTATCAGTCATTATAATTTATATTTACATTTTTTATTGGTATGTAAAATGAGAAATCAATATTTCAGAATCGTCTACATCTAATATTTTTTCCAAGGCATCTATGTTAATATGGGTGCTTTTTAAAAATCCGGCGTCTATAAGCATTTTTAAGAATGCCTCTTTTTCATCAATAATAGTCAAATATAATGCTGTTTCTTCTGTATCATCAAATAGGTCGTGTCTAATAGGCATTCTGAATAATTTTATTTTTTTTCCCAAAACCTGTAGTACTATAAAAGACAGCCACAAATCTTCCACGTTTCTATATCTAGTTGGGCATCTGAACAGCAATTTTAGACGAAATACATTGGTGTCAATTAAACAACCGCACGTGGCTCCATAATCAAAAGTGTTTATATCAGCTGGGTAAAGAGCGATTTTTCTGTGGCCGGAATCTATCATATCATTCCAATAAGATATCCTTTCACAAGGGGCGGACTTATTAAAAATTCTACCGAACCAACATACATATGTCATTGGTTCAGCTTGATTATAAATATTTTCAACCCACATAGGCTGTAAAATCTGGTCATCGTCAAAGAAAATAACATAAGGAACGTTTTCAGTTTTTATAAGTTGTTTAGTATATAAAAATCTTGCGTAACCATACAAATTTCGTTGTGTATTACAAAATTTAAGGGTTATATTTTTTAAAAATGGTAGCAATTTTTTTTTAACATTGATAGTTTCTTCCCATTTTTCAGGGTTTGTATTTATTATGTGTAACACAATTCTATCTGCTATGCTTTGGTTTTCTATTGATTTGATTATTGCTTCTAAGTTATGGTGTCTTTTGTAACAACACATAATTAAATGTATTTTCTCTACTATAGAAGTTGCGGGCTTGCGGACATTTATTGAATCGTCAATAGCTAATTTATAATCGTTGCTTATTTTATGCCTAACGTTGTCAGGATGAGCTCTATATATGTAAAGTTTATGTTGTATGTTATACACTCGTTTGTATCCTGCCATTTCAATACATTTATATACGAATTGTTTTTCTGTAGAACGCAATAACCACCCCCCATTACAATCTTGAAAATCCGAAGGATCTATATAATCTAATAAAAAAATAAGGCAACTTCTTGGGTGTACAAATTGGAAAGTGGGGCGTTTTTCTCTAAGTCGAAAAACTATATCATTTGAAATAGGGGCTACCTGATTTGTATATTCTCCCTCGGCGGAACCATAGGTGAACCAGCATTTCGTTTCTAAATATTTTAAAAAAATTATTTCCAGAGCAGAATTTGTAGCATAATAGTCATCGCCATCAAGTATAGTGAATATATCATTTTTATTTTCAGCAACCTGTCTAATATATTCAATGGCACGCCATTTTGTAAAACCTGGCCCTTTATTTGTATGTATATTAATAATAGTTAGTTCGTTTCCGTTTTCCTCGAATATGCCCTTCCATTTATTAATTATAGCATTAGAATCATCTGTAGAACCATCGTTTATTACTACAATAGAGTACATATGACAAGTTTGTGTTAATAATGATTCAAAACACTTATTTAAATACTTGGCAAAGTTGTAAACAGGTATAAAAATCCAAAACTTTATATCAAACTCAAAAGTTTGAATGTGAATAGTCATACTGTATTAAGTTTAATAATTAATCTTTATATTAGTTCGTATTTTAGACCGCCGAACATTTCAAACCGGCACTCCGGTAAAAGAATTAGAGAGCAAAAATTTCTAAAAGTGACCGTTTCAAATGTTCATTGGTCTAATTATTGTTTTTTTAAACATAGCCTATTTTGATGCAATTAGACCGCCGAACATTTCAAACCGGCTCTTTAACCTTTAGACCCACGCTTATTTTAAATGAGCATTCTTATTTATTTTTCCACGACCCATATTTCTTTAAGACTCTTGGGGATTTCTGATAAATCGCTTAAATTATTATTACATATCAAAACTTCTAATGCTTCTGGCAATTTAGGTAAAGATGTTAAATTATTAATACCACAATCAAGATAAATAAGTCCCTCTGGTAAACTGGGTAAAGAAGTTAATTTATTGAGACCACAATCAAGATAAATAAGCCCCTCTGGTAAATTGGGTAAAGAAGTTAATTCATTTTCACGACAATTTAAATAAATCAATTTAGGCGGGAGTTGAGGCATAAATTTCCATCCATTATCAGCACAGGATAATTTAGTAACATTGATTGGTATTTCTAATTGAGATATAAACGAAATAGGGGCTCCGATTGGACAGCCATAACCACCACAATAGGATTGTCCGCAACATCTGTCTAAATTTAAATACCCACTATTTGAAGTTTTATAAGACGTAACTGTTTTAATTTCAACCCCCCAATCATATGTATTTGACTCAGAATAAGGTTTTATAAAGTTATTTCTATTGAACTCTATTTCTTCGTGCGATAACATATTCTTATAGTATCCGTGCCCTCCTTCGCGGGTATAAAATGGTCCACACTGGCTTTTTTTCATGATTTATATCTGTGATAAATAATTTAATTTACGGTAATCAAATTTTTCCCATTAACTCTAACTTTTAGTGCCGGTCTAAAATACTTTGTATTTGACGTATCTTGTAAAAAGTGTCATTTCGAGGGTAATTGCCATGTTCTAACAAATTTCAAAAAAAAAACCTCGACCAAAAAATGCCCCGTATTTTACCAGACCGAAAAAAATGCCCTGTATTTCAGTGTTCCAAAAAACCAAGTCGAAAAAACCCTGATTTTTCAGCTTCAGCCAAAAAACCCCGTATTTAACCCCCAACTAAAAAACAGGCGTATTTGCCCCCTCGGCCTAAAATACGCCGTATTTAACTCCCCTACAAAAAATACGTCGTATTAAAAACTGCCCTAAAAAATACTTAATTTCGATAAATATATTTATCGAAATTAAGTATTTTTTAGGGCAGTTTTTAATACGACGTATTTTTTGTAGGGGAGTTAAATACGGCGTATTTTAGGCCGAAGGGGCAAATACGCCTGTTTTTCTTTTTGGGCTTTCTTATGAGATTAAAATACATCGTATTTATAAAGGGTAAAAGACTGGGTTTTGATTTAGTGGATTTCTAATGATTACTTGTTATAGTACTTTATTTTATACATTTTCGGGCAAAACCGATAATTAGCGACTTAAATAGATTCGAACAAAATACGTGTTTTTTCCTTTACATTGGAAAAAATTAGCATTTGTTATACGAATACGTAATTTTAGAGCGTTTATTTAATAGGTTCTGGTAAAACTGTTGGTTCAAATGGCATACTAAATACAGTCAAAAGCCATTTTAAGGGTTGGCCTGTTAATCCTGTTTTTTCAAGGTTTATAAGTAACTCTAATTTTTCTCCCTCTAATATTTTAATCTTATTTATAGTTTCTTTTTTAAGAAACGGTTTCATTATTGTTACAGCACCTTTAATCCATGTGTTCGGATGTAAAATCCATATTTGTTCAAGTAAACCATTATGTTCTTCTAAAAGTATCTTCATTATTTTTTTAATTATTTCTATTGATGAACAATGCTTCATCTGCATACCAGCACAGTCAATAACCCATATCCATTTTGTATATTTAGCATCATCTATATGTGATTTATAATATGTTAATGTGTCAGGCGTTTCTTTGTAATCTAAAGCCCTTGCTGGAGAAGTATAATACAATTTCATATCTTTTAGTTCTCCGAAATATTTAAAGCTATGAGCGACCGGGGCTTCCAGGCATCTTTTACACGGCATTTTGACTTATGAGTATACATAGAAATATTTTTATACTTTTTTACGCATATATTTATCGGAACTTACCATTACTTATCATAAATAATGTTACATAACTTACAGAAAAAATACTTACCCAGTAAGCTAGATCTAACGCAGACCATTGAAAAGCTTTATCCCAGTCTCCAATAACATACTTTGTAAGAAGTGCCACAAGAATCGGAACCGCAAACTGAGAAGATATGTTTGAGCGATTTTTTAACAAATATAGAACAATCGTTAAAAAAATAGCCAATAGAATTGTTAATACTATTCTTGTTGTGAGGTTCATTCCTTTTTAATAAATGACTATGTTTATATGTCCGGGAAAAATGTATAGAAAGACGGGGCGTATTACAAAAATCTTCTTTTTTTAAAAAATGTCCCGATAAAACATAATGTGCGATAGAAACAGCGAAAGTGGATGTTCATGCACCGAGTGCGAAAAACCCAGCCATCACATTGAGACTTGTCATTGCGATGAATGCGAAAGACCTAAACGTTTAAAGCACTGTGATAATTCATGTAAAAAAAAACATTGCGACGATTCTTGTAATAAACCTTCCTATGACCATAAATGCAAAGATGGCAAAGATGGTAAAGACGGCAAACAAGGTCCAAAAGGTGACAGGGGAGAAAAAGGCGAACGTGGGTTAAGGGGATGTGAAGGGCCTCCAGGAGAAAAGGGCGAACGGGGTGAAAAAGGATGTAAGGGTTCGTCTGGTCCAGAAGGACTCCAAGGTTCTAAGGGTGAAAAAGGAGAAAAGGGTGAAAAGGGTGAAAAAGGCGAATGTGGGTTAAAAGGCGATAAAGGAGATAAAGGCGACAGAGGTGATAAAGGAGATGAAGGTGAAAAGGGTGATAGAGGATTAAAGGGCGATAAAGGAGATAAAGGCGAAAATGGCGAACGCGGTGAAAAGGGTGACAAAGGTGACGTAGGTGACCGTGGTTTGAAAGGGTGTAAAGGCGATAAAGGCGATGATGGTTGTAAAGGCGAAGATGGTGAAATGGGCGAACGTGGTTACGAAGGCTCACCTGGCAGAGAGGGTGATACAGGACCTACCGGTCCTAGTGGCTGTAAAGGTGAACGCGGAGAGCACGGATGTAAGGGTGATAAAGGCTGTCGGGGGGATAAAGGTGAAGACGGATGTACTGGCCCTATCGGTCCGACGGGGGGTTATGGGCCTAGAGGTCATACTGGGGTGACTGGCCCAAAAGGCGATCCAGGTTCTAAGGGTGAACACGGGCATAAGGGTGAACATGGCTGTAATGGCGAAGACGGGCCAACCGGTCCCAAAGGCGAATATGGTTCTACGGGGCCAACTGGGTATACAGGCCCTAAAGGCAGTTCTAATGAACCTTGTTTTGCTTATTTTTATGGTTTACAAAAGGTAGACGATACAATTGATTTCAGTGCTGGACAAAAAATCCCTTTTGCTAATCAAATAGCTGTTTGCGGAAATTGCGTGAGCCAAAACTCGAGCGGAACCGAGTTTCTATTTAATGAATCGGGTAATTATGAGATAGGGTTTCAAGTGCTTTGTTACGATGATAAACGCTACCTTGAAATAATTATTGGGGGTATAGAATTGGCGTATACAGTTGTTGAAGGAAATAGAAAATATATTGAAGGAAGGTTTGTCGTAAAGATCAACCAAAATGATATTATGAGTATAATTGTTCCTACTTGGACAACATTAACATTGTCCATACCACAAAAGGATAACGTAAACGGTGGGCCGCTTTTAAGATACACATTATTAATCAAAAAAATCTGATATATGAATGTACCGTAAATACAAAATATAATTTAAAATATTTGCCCCGACTATAATATAATGTGTGATAATTATAAATGCGACTGTAAAAGAGACTATGAATCTGACTCTAGTTCCAATAGATATACGCATAATAAGAGCAGACACTGCTCTGGCAAAAATAGAGATAAACGTGATTATCACAAATATCAAGAGCATACAAGTGAAATCAAGCGTGGTGAAAAGGGTGAACGTGGGGAGAAAGGTTGTGAAGGGGAAAAGGGTGAACGTGGAGAAAAAGGTTGTAAAGGCGAACGGGGTGAAAGAGGCGAACGGGGTGAAAGAGGCGAACAGGGGGAAAGAGGCGAACGGGGGGAAAAGGGCGAACCTTGCCAACATAAACCGTGTGTAAAAAAATATTATATTGATTTTTCTAAACCATCTGGTCCACTTTGTGATTCGCGGGAATCGTCAACCAAATATATTTATAAGGTTTGTAACCAACTACATTTGACTGTTTCTGGTTATTCCATAAAAGACCCTACAGATAATGGGCTTCAAACTAATTTATATTTAAGAACTTGCCATTCAACAAACAAGGGCATACGTTGTATCAAAGACGATGACTCATGTTCAACAAGTTTTGTTCAAATAGATTTTGGCGATTTTATTCGTTTGAAAAAAACCAGTTGCCCGGATCCAACCATCCGAATATCTAACATATATCAGAATGAAAAATTTACAGTATGTGGTTCCAATAAACCCGGTTTTTTAGGGAAGCAACTATATAGATTTATAAATAAAACCGCTGATTTCGGGGTTCTGGCTTCACAAGAAATAACTGTGCCTTCTTATGACACGATTAATTTAAGCAAAAATGGTGACATATTTCTATATGGACCTATTCCATTTAGATTTATTTCAATTGTATCTTGTAATAACATATTATTAAGTTCCCTAACCTTACATTTATGTGAATCTTGTTGACCGCCATTTGATTTTATGTTAAAAATTGAACGCCTTGGGTATTTGTAAATACTTTTAAAAGACAATGTCTATTAAAAGAATCAACAAAGAGATTAGCGACCTCAGGCGTGATGCCCCTGAAAATTGTAGTGCTGGACCAGTAGACGAGTCCAATATTTACATTTGGGGAGCCATGATTATGGGACCGTCTGGGACGCCATATGCCGGCGGAATGTTTAAGCTAACTATTCAGTTTCCAACTGATTATCCCTTTAAGCCACCTAAGGTTACATTTAACACCAAGATTTATCACCCTAATATCAACACTACTGGTGCAATTTGCCTTGATATTCTAAAGGATCAGTGGTCGCCGGCTCTGACTGTTTCTAAAGTGCTTCTAAGCATATGTAGCCTTCTTTCAGAACCCAATCCTGACGACCCACTTATGCCTGAAATTGCTAATGAATATAAAACAAGTTATCCGTTGTTTGTAGAAAGGGCTACTGCTTGGACGGCACGCTATGCAATTTAAAAATGTATACATAAAACAAGGTTATGCCAACATGCCCAAATTTTATAGCAAACACATTTGCTCATTTATTAGGTGGATTATTAATTACAGGCATTAGCACAGAAAGCCCTTTTATCAATGAGCTTGATAAAAAACCTATAACTTATTTGTTTTTTTAGCCGTGTTATTTCTATCTTATATTATTATTAATAGTCAAAAAAGCTTGTATATATATATGTCCTTTTTATTATTTTTTGCGTTTTATTTGGACAGATTTTAGTCAGCATAACAAATCGCCTAAAAATGAAAGGACAGTTAAATGAAATATTATTTGATGTTGCTTTAATTTTTGTATCAATGACACTTATCGGGTTTTTTGACAACCAGAATTTAATTAGTTGGCAAAATTATTTATTTGGAATGCTATTCATACTTATATTGTCTTTTATAGCATCTGCTTTATTTTCCAGAAAGAAGGAAAAAAATATGACACATATATGGTTATCTAGATTATTTGTTGTATTATTTGCAATTTTTATTGCGTTTGACATAGAAATATTAAAGGAAAATGCCAAGATTTGTAAATCTCCTGATTACATAAATGAATCACTGAACTTATATTTAGATATTGTGAATTTATTTAGTGGACTTGGGAGTTCTGAATAGAAAATGTGTACTATTGGCTTCAGTTTATCACATAAGTGAATCGCTTCAGCATATCCTGTCTCAAAGGAATCCGTGTCTGTGGCTCTTCACTGCTACCGGTATTAAACCAAGTCTGAATGGATTCTTGATTATATACGAAACACCTATATGTAGTATTCTTGATTTCGGTTGTCACATTGCCTTGAGGATGAATAATTTTCAAGCAAGCATCGCCATTTTTAAATAACTCGTAACTTATAGGATCTTTTTCATCAATTAATTTAATATTTATGCCTTCAACCAGGTCACCGATGTGTTCTGAATTAGATATATTCAAGATATAATGTGCTATAGGTTCAAATGGGGGAATAAATGCTTCGATGTCAAATATATCATAATTTGATGCTGGTTCTATAAAACAGGCATTGAAACCCGCATCAAATTTTATATATATTGTTTCGTTGAAATCCGTTTGTGCCAAGCAAATACCTTTGTATACTGCTGCTGGTAATATTTGCCCATTATCTCTGAATCTGCGTATATAGAGATTACCCTCCACCAGTTGTTCGTATGATAAAGGCTCCATTTTAAAGAACAGATGTCAATAAAGACATTTTCATTTTTTTTAAAGCAATATTGGCCTCTTGTTTGGGAAAAAATGCCACTATTGTATTTATAAAAAAACTTAAGCATACCTTCTTTTATCGGCTAGTGTCAAAGTTAAGTACCCCCAAAGGGGGACAACTTCGCACGGCTGCTACCGTGAAAGTTCCATAAAGTTAAGTAATCTACACCAAAAGGGGGAGTACTTAACTTCGGCACTTTCACGGTACACCCAAAGTGTGTACAAGTTCGTACAGCCGTAGCTGTGAACTACGATAAAGTAAAGTACACCCCTCTGAAAGGGGGTGTACTTAACTTCGGTGCTTCACGGTAGAATATAGGCTTGTTTTTTAACCTGTGCTCAGCATCTTGGGTGAAATTCACGGGTTACTAACCGGTGCTTAAATAGGCACAATTTTAACAATAATTTGTACGAATTATTGTTAAAAAAATGGGATTTTAAATTGAGCACCTGTCTAAAGTTTTGTTCATTTATCTACCACCATTAAAGTGTATGAACGGTGTGCCACCACTTTTAAACTTAACAATTTCTTGGCCTGAGCATTTAAATGTATTCAATACAAGCTTTTGATTATAGTCCAAACTCATTGAATATCGCTGTTTTACATATACACGCATCAGATATTCCTGCTCATTTCCATTTTCATAAACCTGTTCATCTAGCATTTTATGCATTTCCCCAGCTTCAGCACAAAAAAAACCCGAGTTTAGATATTTAAATGGATTTTCCTCTGGTGCCAGTTTGCATAAATTAACGTATAAATCTTTTGCAGATTCCGGCCACAAGTTCTTTTCTGCTCCATAAACAATTTTCTTATTTATAGAATCATATGCTTCAAGAATTTTAGAAGGTTGAAAATTATTATTTATGTCTGTGAGCGGTGCGTTAACGTACAAAAGTATATCGGTTTTATTTAACTTTTCGCATAACTCTTTTATAGCACTTATTTTACTAGACCCACTTAGAAGCGTCATATTTAAACCATTGATTCTGGGACCATCGCTGATTATAAACAGGCGACGCTTACCTACTAAATAAGGCGTCAGATCATTTAATTTATATACTGAATCAGTTATATATTTCACAACGTTTTCATTGCGATAAACCTCTTGGAACAGAGCCTTACATTTTTCAATCATATCTAGACACTTTTCCTGATTTTCTTCACACCATTTAAACTTTTGTTGAAGATCGCCAAAATCGTCCTTTATTGGTACATAGTGTATCCATGGCTTATACAAATCAAAAAACCATTGGCTCCAACAGGAATCTGATTTTAATATAACAGAACCCGAATTCAGTTTCCATGCAGTTGCGTCCCATGTGCTAGCATGTCCATCAATGTCTAATATATATTTGTATTTCACCATTTCCGTTCTAGTAATCCATTTTGGAGCAACTATATTATCTTTTGGAACCGCGTCGCTATAAAAGTATTCACGTGGGCTTATTTTTATGTCTCTCCGTTCGGTGAAATTATAAAATGTTCCTCTCTTTTGCGAACCGTAGACAATCATATTTTTCTTCTCTTCAAATGGCATACCATTGTGTATAGATCGATATTCGTTATATCTATTCATATAAAAATAATACCTATCTGGCAAATTTATCGTGTTTACAACACCATTTTGGTTGTTTTGAGCAAAAATAAAATTATTATTATAAAAAACTGGGTAAGTATTTGAAACTTCCATTTTTATTGTTTTTTTATCTGTCGCATCATTTTCCCCGATTTGAAAAGGGACGTTTCTTACTGATGGGAAATGCCCCTCTAAATATCCATCCGTAGCACATATGACAAAATACAACTTATTATATAATTTTTGTTCTATAACAGTATTTACAATCTTAGAAATAGTCAACTCTATCATATATAGCATCTCATTTGTTTCGTTATACATATAAACTAAGTCGTTTATTAAACCGACCGCAAATAAATTTATTGGAAGCTTGACTAAGCCTGAATTGAACTTTTTATTGAAACTTGCCCTTGATATTTTTTGAAAATCAGGCACTGTCTGAGGATTATATTGCGTAAATTCCTGCGTTTGTGAACCTGGTACACCCAAATCTACTTCCGATTCAACTTCGATAACTTTTCTAGATATAGAAGAGGAACCTATAGTGATGATTGCCTTCTTTTTTGCCTTTTTAAAGTTAACCAATACGGATAATTTTTCAGTCCACCCTTCGCATTTCAAAGTATCTAAGCGAATCACAGTTACTGTATAGCGTGTCTTATCAACATATGAACCTATAACTTGAAAATCCTTTTTTCCAGTATATCCTACAATATCAATATCGACATCCTGTAGACTCATATATTTTTAAATTTTGACTATTGTTTAAACTGTTTTTTTAATTAATATTAAATATTCTTTGTTATGTTTTCCACCAACTTCACCATTTCCAATCTGTGACATAATATTTCGTTTGTAATCTATTTCTTGTACTAATATTTTTCCATGTTTGCGTGCCAGGTCTATCAAATCATTTATGGGAACTAACGATTCGTTACTGTAACTCACTAGTAAATATTTAACAGGTAATAGTTTAAATAACTTATTGAACGCATCTAAAGCGTGCGTTTTCGAATTCCAAGGCGAAGACATTTCTTCATCGTACTCATCGGCAGATGTAACCCTATCAATACGTCTGTTCGTCTTCAGCCCAACTTCTGGTTTATCCCAGCGAGCAATTGAATCCCATATGTGATAATATGAAAAATATGTGTGACTGCTATAAGGTGGGTCTATGTAGGCAAGGTCGGCAGGTTCATATTTAATTTCTAAACAGTTCCCAACATAATGTTTTGATTTTGGTATGGGGTTCATAGTAATCACGTTAGGAAGTTTCAAAATCAAATCGTTATAAGAACGTGTACACCATTTTTTTAAATATGCTTGTTGTATACCGACTGTATTATCAACTTTGTCTAGTCCGAAAATTAGAGCAGTTATGAGCGTCGATTTTTCCTGCTTTGCTATTTTTTTTCCGTTTAATTTCATTGTTTCAATCGCATGACGTATTGCGTCAGCTTTCTGACCGTTTTTTGGTTGCCAAACACGCACTATATTATTACCTTTTTCTGACCTTACGTCGCAATAATTTTTAGTCAACCAGCCAGTCTTTGGTTTTATTTTGTTTAAGCTTTCTATAAGTGGCTCAAGCTGGGTGTTTTTATTCATTTGTAGAAATGTTTCTGCGTATGTTTCAGAAGCCCAAGAAAGGTCGCTTGTTTGGGTTTCCCATCCGGCTTGTCGAAATGCCTGTGCCACGCGTGTAGTTCCTGTAAAAACATCTATCATAGATGCTCTTTTGCCGGGTAATGTTGGTACGTATGTTTTAACCAAATTCATTATTGGCTCAAGTAAATTAAATTTACTTCCAATATATTTTATACCCGAAGTTTCCATCCTACCTTATTAAAGGATAATAAGGTAGGCACTCGTTACGCAAAAAATACTCATAAGATTTATGATACATACTGACTAGTACTGAAGTTGTATACCCAAAGGGGGCAACTTCAGTACAGCCGTAGCCGTGAAGTGCCGTAAATTTAAGTAAACTCCCCTTTCAGAACGTGTACCTATCCGGGCGAGCAGGGTTGTTTGATTTAATACCATTTATTCAACTGATATTGTGTAGTTTTTACATAATATAAATTATAAAATACCTTAAATTTTTCAGATCAAACAACACTGCTCACCCTTGTAACTTCGGCACTTAACGGTGTACCGGCCAGTACCGAAGTTAAATACACCCAAAGGGTGTACAACTTCGTACGGCTGTAGTTGTAAAGTATCGTAAAGTTAAGTACAATCCTCTGAAAGGGGGTGTACTTAACTTCGGCACTT